CGGCATCGTGTCGGTGTTCCCCACTCCGACCCCGTGGCGGCCGACCAAGCGCATCTGGCAAACGGTGAGGTTCTGTGAAATCTGGATCAGGGACGCCGACCGCGGCGGCGACTACACGACGCTGCAGATGGTCTATCCAGACATCCTGATCGAGGGGAAACACACCCGCCGCAATCTGTCGAAAATCCCCGGACGCCAGCCGTTCGTGAAGGTCCAATCAGCGCCGACGCCGGGATACTTCTGGGGCCGGTCGCTGCTCGCCGACGTCCAGATGCTGCAAGACGTGCTGAACAAGCGCATGCGCGACCTCAAGGTCATGTGGGACCGCAACGCGAACGCCCCGCAAGTTTTCTCCGGCTTCACCAGCGTCACCGAGGAGCAGTATTTCAAGATCATCTCCGAGGGCGGCTTCATCAACGACCCCAACCCGAATGCAAAGGCGCAGAAGCTGACCGAGCCGCCCCCGCAGGGATACATGGAAGAGCTCCAGTTCCTCTTTCAGCTGTTCGACGAGTCCTCCGGGTTCTCCCCGGTCATGTCCGGCCAGGGCGAGCCGGGCGTGCGCGCCGGCATCCACGCCCAGACGCTGGTGCGGACCTCGAGCCCGCGGCTCATCGACCAAGCCTGCCGCATCGAACGGCAATTGGCCGAAAGCGGCTACCTGTCGCTGCGCCTGATGCAGGCCCAGGACCCCAGCATCTACACCACCGACCAGGGCACCGAGTTCACGCTCGAGCAGCTGCCAGGGGACTTCCAGGTCGCGGTCGACTCGCATTCGGCCTCGCCGGCCTTCGCCGAGGACAACCGCCAAGTGGCGATCGCGCTCGCCCGCGCCGGTGCCATCGACTCCGAGGATCTGATCCGGATGTTGCATCCACCAGGATCAGAACTGCTGCTGGCGCGGCTGCGAGACCGTCAGAAAGCGCAGAAAGATCAGGCCGAAAAGGATCACAAAGAGCAGCTGCTGCGGGACGTGCTGCACATGCCCCAGCACAAGCAGAGTGGACAGGGCGGCAAAAAAAGTTAATTCTCCCGCCCCTCACGTAGGAATCCGATCATGCCGGATATCTTGGGTGCCGAAACCGGTGACATGGGCGGCCCTCCCAGTGCCCCCGGTCCAGGTCCAGGTGGGCCCGCACCGGGCGCTCCACCGGGAGGAGGCTCTCCGCCTCCTGGCGGAGGCCCGATGCTCGCCGCGCTGACCAGGGGCCAGCAAGGACCACAGCAATCAGCGCCGGGAATGGGCGCGCAGGCCGATGCGCTCAACAAGGTTTTCGGAGCGGTCAAGATGTTGGAGTCCGCGCTCGCAGGCCTCGGCGCCGGCAGCCCTCCGTACAAAGACACCCTCAAGGCTATCCAATCCCTGACCAAGCACATCCCGCAGGGAAGTCCTACGGCAGGAGTTCAAAAGACGATGTTCAGTGATATGCTGCAGGGCACGATCAAGAATGCCCTGCTGCAAAAACTCGCGTCGGGAGGTCAGGGACAGCCCGGTCAGCAGGCGCCCAACCCATCCATGCCGATGCCAGGAGCATAACCATGGCCATGCAAAATAAGTCGTTCGAGCCGCCCATCTCATCTCCGCCGCAGAAGCCGCCGCGAACGATTCTGCAGGTGGACAATCAATCAGAGGTCAGCGAGTGGGGCGCGATTCCAAAGGTCGTTCCAAAACCAGAAGGCGGCGTGCCAGTGCAAAGAACCATCGCAGGCAAGTCGGGTGAATCCTGATGCCCAAACAGATCAGCGACGAAGAGTACGACTACCTACAATCACGCAAGCAGACCGCCGACTTCGTCGAGTCGATTTACAACGATCCAGCCCTTGCCGATGAGGCAAAGGCGCTGATCAAGAAGAAATACCCCAAGCTTCCGATCCCGGAATACGACCTCCGTCACGAGGTGCGCTCGACCTTCGCGGCCGAGAAGAAGCAGCGCGACGACGCGGAAGCAGAGCAGAGGAAGCGGCGGCAGAATGCCAACTGGCAGAAGAAGCGCGCGGAGACGCAAGCAAAATACGGCTTCACCGACGATGGAATGAAAGACCTCGAGAAGATGATGGTGGAGCGCAACATCGGCGATTACGATGCCGCAGCCACCTTCAAAGCCGCCAGGGACCCCAAGCCGATCGACGCCGAGTTCACCAGCCAGCGATGGGAGCACGACAAGAAACCGGGCTGGGCCGAGATGACCAAGGATCCCGAAGCGTGGGGGCGCAAAGAGATCATGGGCGCGATTCAGCGCGACCAGCAGCGGATGAAGAATCAGCAATACTGAGATAAATCGTATATTGCAGGAGGCGCAACATGGCGTTGATAGGAACTGGACTCGTCCCGGCAGGTCCGATCGGCCTCGAACTAACGGCGACAGTCCGCCGGGTGTTTGCAGAATGCGTTGTTGTTCTGCTCTACAAGCAGAATCCTCTGCTCAGTCTGCTGCTCAGAAATGCGATCCGTGCATCCGGCGGTATAGCACCATACACCCAGCCAGTGCAGACAGGCCGTTACGTCCAATCCACATGGATGGGACCAGCTGGAGCGTTTAGCCTGCCGCCCGATGTCGCCGCCACGCTCAACGCCGAGTTCAACATGTGCGCGCTGGCGACCCCTGTCACCAGCTTCGGCCTCGAACAACTCGTGACGCAGGATGCGATCGCGGTGTGCTCAAGGTTGATGCTCAAGATGAACGACATGAAGAACAGCGCGCTGGAGTCGCTTGCGGCGGCGCTGTTCGGATCGAACTTCACCGGTCCGGCGCCGGGCACGACCAACGTGCAGCAGATGTTCGGGCTCAACGATGCCTATGGCAACATCGCGCTATCGCCGATCTACGGCGGGCTTGACCGAAACGTCTATCCCAGCTGGCAGGGCACCGTTGTCCCGGCCGCGGGCGCCATCCTCACCCGGCAGGCCTTCATCCAGAAGTTCCTGCAGGTCGCCAAGGCGTCCGGCGGCGAGGCCCCGGACTTCGCGGTGCTGTCGGTCGAAGACTGGTCAACGCTGATGACCGATTTCATGAGCCTGGAGCGGTACAACAACGATCCGAGCTCGCGTTGGGGCAAGGACGATCCGGTGAACTCCGGATTCCGCGGTCTGCTGCTGGGCGACACCCCGATCTTCTTCGACCTGAACTGCCCGGTCGGCACCGGCTACATTTTCAACTCGAAATATCTGACCACGGTGATCCACGAGGATTGCAACTTCGCCTGGACCGGCTGGTACTCGACCATCCCGCAAGGCCAGATTTCCAGCGTCGGCTTGACGTTGACCGCGCTCAATCTGGTTTGCTCCAAGCCGCCGACCGGCGCCATCCTGCAGGGGATTACGGGCGGAGCCCCATGGTAAAGTATCTGCTGCTTACACTTGCTCTGCTTCTGCTGGGGGTGCCGACACCGGCCGCCGCGCAGGGAGCGATTCCGTGCAATCAGTGGTCCATCATCCACGACGTTGGCGCGACATCACTGACGCAACTCATTCCGGCCCCGACCAACCAGCGCATCGGGCTGTGCGGCTATGCCATGCTGGCCTCGGTCATGCCGGCGGAGTTGCAGCTTGTTTACGGCACGGGCGCCAATTGCGCGACCGGCACGGTCAACCTGTCGCCTGTGATCCTGCTGCCGGCCGGCGGCAGCTTCATCAACCGCTCGGGGAACATCGTGGAGCGCACCCCGGCCAACAATGCAGTCTGTTTCGTGTCCACGGGACAGACCGGCACCATGGATGCTATCGTTTACTGGACCTATTTCTGAGAGGAGCCGACAATGGCAACGTCACAAGGCGGCAGCATCACGATCCTGGACGCCCCCTGGCATCCGACCATCACGCTGGCGATGGTGCAGCTGTACGATCCATCGATCACGGCCCTGAACCAGTGCGTCGTGCTGCCCGACAGTTGGACCGGACCGCCGCCCGGACCTCCGACCGGGACCGGTATCGCAGGCTCCGGCACGATCACGTTAGCGTCCGCTGCCGCCCTCGAGTCCGCGCCACCGCCCCCGCCAACCGGCACCGCCAACCATGGCCGCCGATCCGCGCACGCCTGATCCGCTGTGATGAATGTTGAACCAGTACGTCACGGAGACGCAGGAACTGCTGAATGACCAGCTGGGGCAGTTCTTCAAGCTGCCCATGGTCACGCGCTACGTCAACAAATCGAGGCGCCGCATTGCAGGCGCCTCCGGCTGCATCCGGTGCATGCCGCCCGGAACACAGACCCACCCGCAGCAGGAAGTCTATCCGTTCTCCGACTGGATATCGCTGATCCAGGGCATCGTCCCCGGCGTCGAGTCGATCCTCGCCTGCCGGTCGCTGGCGGTGGCGATCGGACCCCGCGGCTGGAAGCCGCTTTGGCGGCGGATTGTCTGGACCGACTTTCAGTCCCGATTCCGCATCTACAACGGGACATTTTTTGGCACCATCAGTGAACCGGGTTGGTACGCTCAGTATGGCGCAGGACCGCTCGGCGCGCTTTATCTGGCACCAATCCCCAGCATGTCGACGCCGATGGAAGTTGATCTGACGTTGATTCCAGCCCCACTGCTTTCCGACGACGACATCGAGCCGATCCCCTATCCTTGGAGCGACGCCGTACCCTACTGGGCGGCAACATTGTTGTTGTTGGCACAGCAGCGGCCTGAAGACGCGAAGGCTATGAGTTTGCTTTTTATCGCAGAGCTTCCGATGTGTGCCGCTGTCGTGGCGCCACAAATGATCCAATCCACCTACGCGCCGGGAATCATGAGGTCAGCCTGATGCAGAACCTCGGTCTCGTCCTGCTCGTGTTCGCCTTTGTCTGTGCCGTGCTCGCGAGCGTGCTCGGTCCGCAGCAATGGCGCTTTCATCTCGGCTGGGCCGCGATTGCCTTCTGGCTCGCGGCCGAGATATTCGGAGGGGTAGGTCGTATCTTCGGAACGCACTGAATGCCCGATCCGCCCGGCACCAAATGGTTCAAGCAGCAGACGCAGCAAATCCAGAACGCTGGACCGGCGGCTGAAATTCCTTACGGCCCGGTGCGGGGCGAACTTAACCTGCTGCCTGAGTATAACGACCTCGGTCCAAACCGCCCCTTCGGCCAAGGCGAATACCTGAAGATGCCCAACGGCGCTATCACCAGTGAGGAGACCTACACGGCCGGTCCCATCAAGGGAAAATATCACGTCATTCCCGGACTCTGGCTCAAGAACGGAGTTCCTCACCACGTCACCGAGGACGAGGCCGTCGAACTGATGGAGCAGAGCGGCCTCGACTGGCCGCACAGCTACGACACGCTGGAGGAAGCCGACAAATATTCCGTCGATCGCGAGCAGCATTGGCAGGACCATCCCGGCCAGACCAAATCGCAGGAATCTCTATGGAAGCGGAGATGATATGCCGATCCAATCGGCCAACCCGCCCGACATCACCACCGTCGACCAGTGGAAGGGGCTTAACCAGCAGTCTCTACGTGCAACTATTGACGACCAGGAGTTGTGGTGGTCGGAAAATTTATACGCAGTCGGGCCCGGCGATCTTCGCTCCTGCTGGGGCCGCAGCGCGGCCATCTACACGGCGCCTGCCGGCGTTACGATCCTGCGCATCTTCTTTGGCTACTACGGATATCCCACGCCGTTCCTGACCCAGCCGCCGCCGGGCCGCATGGGCTGGATGTTCCTCTCGGATGGGACCGTCGACGAGGTTGACGTCGACACCGGAGCGGTGACCCACGTCGGCGCCATCTGGCAACCGGTCTCCCCGTACTGGTTCGCCGACGCGGTGGTGTGGCGTCCGCGGTTCTTCGGCAACACGCCGGGGCAGCGGGGTGGCGTCCTGTTCGGCTCCCCCAAGGGCATGTACGCCTGGGACGGCACCACGGTTTCCGCGCCCGGCCAACCTGCCCCCGATTGGCTGACCTCCGCCAACGAACAGCCGGTGGTTTCCACCACGATGCCGGTGGGCCTGCCCGGGATCCTGGCCATGGAGGTCTATCAGAGCCGGGTGTGGGTCGTGGGCGAGACGGTGATGTCGTTCTCAGCCGCATCGAACGGCTGCGATTTCTCGGTGGCCGGCGGCGGCGGATCGTTCGGCTATTCGGGCAAAACCCTGACCACCACCTATCGCGACCTGCGCGCCTCGGCCTCCTACCTGTTCGTGTTCGGCGATTCCTCGACCGACATGGTCAATAACGTCATAACTTTCGGCGACGGCACCACGATCCAGTTCACTACCCAGTTCAACTACCTGAATGTCGACCCGATGGTGGGTCATGCCTTCCCGCGCAAGGTCGGACACTCCGGGCGCTACTCGGTGCTGGCCAGCGGCGCGCGCGCGTTCCCCTCGAGCGCAAACAGCCGCAACTCCGGCGGCGGACTCTGGTTGCTGCTGGGAGGGGAGGCGCAGGAAATCGGACAGAAGCTCACCAATCTCTGGATGACGCTTGACACCAGCCAGTTCTATCCGACCTTCGCCACCGTCACCATGTTCGGACGCCGCATCGTGCTGCTCAACGGAATGTTCGTCGACCCATGGGGCGTCAAGCGTGCCATGATGCTGGGCTACGACGGCACCACCTGGACAATCATGTCGCAGGGTCTGAACCTGACCAACATCGGATATATCGAGCAGGACTCAATCTGCGATGTCTACGGCACCGATGGAAACTCGCTCTATCATTTGTTTGACCATCCCGATCCAACGCTCAAGAAAAAGCTGTCGACCAAGATGCTAAAGAATAAAGGTCCGCTCACGCACCTCTCAATCAACAACTGGAAACGGCTGTTCCTCGAGATCAGCGACAAGTCGGGTCAAGGCGTCTCCATCCTCGGCACGGTGACGACCGCAGGCGGCGGCGTTCCCAACGGAACCGAGGACGTTGCCTTCCAGCTGGCGGCGGGCGTCACTTCCGGCTTCGAAGCGCAGCCGCTGTACGGTCAGGGCATCATGGCAGGCGTTGATCTCGAATCGTTCTCGCCCGACTTCATCATCGAGCGCATCCACCTAGTGGGGGAATCACGTAGCCTGTTCGGCGCCTGATTGACGGACCCCCCTCCACAGGATTAGCCTCCCCGCCGCGGTCAACCCGATCGCGAATCAAGAATGCCCTTAACAATGGAGGCCATCATGGCTCGCAGAGGTCGAAGAGGCCGTCGGCGTCGGAGGTAGGACCGTGTCTCGCCGCCGAAGATATCGCAGATATCGTCGGAAATAACCGATGCCGCGCCAGTATGTCCGACCGGCCAATCTGGCGCGGGCGGTTAAGGTCAAAGATTGGAGAAAGCCCAACGAGCTCAATTGGCGACCTCGGCTTCACTCCTATCGAATGACCCACACAGGCAATCGGATGCGACGAACGCGGAGGCTGTGATGGCAAAGCGCGGAGCGCGGAGTGGCGTCGGCATCGGCGCCGTCGGCGGCCATAAGATGCCGCGGAGCGAAGTGCAGGTGCCGCAACGCCGCGGCACCATGGCAAGAGACTGCAGCCCACATGGGGCAGGACAGCGATATCGGCGCAGCTATCGCCGAGGACGGTGATGGCGAGGCGCAGGCGGCGTTCCCATGGCGCCCGGACTCTGCCCAGAGTCGCGCACGCCGCGCGCGGCCGCAGGGGACGAAAACACTGACCGAATTCGACCTTCACAAAGCCGTCGCGCAATACCTTGATTGGTGCCTCGCGCCGCCAGCGTTCTACACCACCTTCCCGGCCGGCTGGGACAGAATGAGCAAGACCCGCGCCGGCATGCTGTACGCAGCCGGACTGAAAGCCGGCATTCCTGACATCCTCATCTTCTACAACGGGCGCACGATCGCTCTGGAATTGAAGGCCGGCAAGGGCAGGCTGTCCCGCATCCAGAAATCAACCATATTGCTGCTCGAGGCGGCCGGCGTGATTGTCCAAGTCTGCAAGAGCGTGGACGAGGTGGAGACGGGCATGCGACTGCACGGAATCCCCTTGCGCGGAACAGTGAGAGCAGCATGAGCGACGGCGGCTTCATATCACAGCATGATTGCTGGCACTGGCAGCATATCTGGTCCTCGCCCTGGACCCAGCAGGTCGGCGGCGGACGCATCGCCGCGACCCCGCCCAACGCAGGCTTCACCGGCGGGCCGCCCCAGACCATCCCGCCGCCGCTCGTATCTATCCCCGGAAACCAAAGCGTGAGGATCGGCAATGGCAAAGCAGGACCCCTGGCCTAAGATCGCTGAAAGCCCGCCCGCGTTTACGCTGCACCCGGACGGAGTTTTCCGCAGCGATCGCGCGCTCGTCGGACCGCTGCGCATGGGCACCGCCCCCGGCGTTGGCCCCAAGAATCGGCTCGACGACGGCACCACAAGTTCCGACTTCGGCAGCGATCGCATCTCGCCGCGAAGATTCGACCCCGCAGGAACCAGCAGCACGCGGGCGCCCGAGCGCGAGTCGTCAGCGCGCGTCTCCAGAGAGATGCGAAAGACCAGCAAGTGAGCACGGCCGATTTGCTGACCTACCCCAGTGATCCGCGTGCGCAAATCTGGTGGGCGTTCGCTCACGGACAGAGCCACAAGCCGTGGGTTGGCGTCTGGGAAAAAGAGCGCGCCGGCTATTCGACCATTCCGTACCTGATCGGAAATGCCTGGGGCAATCACGACAATCCATCCTGGCGCTTGAATCACCAGATGGCGCATTGGGACACCGTCTATCAACCATCGCAGCCGGTGGGGCCGTTCACGGCGCCGGTCGGACAAGACCTGCTGCACAGCGGGCCAACCGATCCGGTCAATGGAAAGTTCTGGGTCTTCGCCAACCATGTCGAGCACAAGCTGGTGGAAGATAACCAAGCCACGAACGGCTGGCCGTTCTATTATCCGTTCGGATGAAGCTGCTGATCAAAGACGATCTTCCGTGGATGATCGAACTGGCGCGGCGACGATTCCGCGCGTTCGACCCGGTTGCGGCGCAAAGCTGGTTCGTCAACGAGGTGATGACGAACGATCGCTATTTCGCCGTGCGCACCGAGGATGCGTTCCTGATTGCGGTCCTGAGCTCCATGCCCTGGACGTCCAGAACCGAGGCCATCGTGCTCATCCTGATCACCGCCGATGGCAAGCCCTGGCAGGTTGTGCGATTGCTCCGGGAGTCGATAAACTGGGCGCGACGACGGAAAGCAGCGCATTGGCATTTCTGGATGGACGATGCCGATGCCGGGGCGCTCGCCCGTCGGGTCGGCGCCCGGGAGAACACGAACAGATATCGGGTGGACATAGGAGGCATAAATTGACCTACGTCCTCGCACCTATTTTAGGAACCGCGCTTGGCAGCCTTGCCAGCAGCTTTTTCGGCGGCGGCGGCTCGACCGCCAATCCGAGCTCCGGGAACGCCAGCGCAGTCGGTATCGCCAACACAGCGCCGCTGGTATTTGGCGCCGCCAATCAGGCCGGAACGAACGCAGCCACCAATGTAGCGAATCGCTACGGCTCTCTGGGCCTCGGAGATTCGACCATGGCGTCAATCGATGAGTCACAGGCCAAGACCTTCCCGTTCGTGGGCGCCGCCACCAACATTGCCAACCTCGACCTGTCGGCACAGAAGTTCAACGCCACCGCGGCCCAGAACTACCAGAACCAGATGCAAACATTCCAAGACGACCTGCAGAGCTTCCTCGGCGGCCGAGCCGGACAGCAGTCCGTTGGTGGTGGGGGAAACCCCTTCCAGATAGGGGGATAGGCCATGTCCTACGTCGGCGGATCAGGAGCAGCGGGTGGGTACGGCGGTGGATTGGCCTCCCTGGTAAGCAGCCTGTTTGGCCTCGGCGGAACCGGCGCAACCGGCACGCCTTTGTCGTCGGTAGCCAGTTCAAGTTCAGGCGCCTACGGGGACGTGTCACTGACGGATCCCGGATTAGCCAGCGCCATTGATCAGTCCACCATCCAGACCGCCCTGCAGCAGCCGAGCTCGAGCGCACCGCAGCCGGTCGACCCGAATCAGGCATCGGCGCCAACCGGGAGCATGCTGGCGACCGCGCTCACCAATTCGCAGCTGGGCGTCCCGCCGGTGACGACGGACCCCAACGACCCCACTGGTGGGAACCAGAGCCCGACGCTGGGCGGTCCGGATCAGCCCGCACCCGGGCAGGGCGCACAGCCTTGGGGCACGCCCTACCCGGGATCCGGCCGGACGCCTCCGCCAGGGTACCAGCGGGTGTTCACGCCTCCCGGAGCCGACCCCGTCGCCAGCGGTTCCCAACCTCCTGGCCAGCAAGCCGCCCCACAGGGCGGTGGTGGTGGCGCCCTTCCCCGTCTGCCACCGGCGCAACAGGGTGCGGGCGCCGTCGGCAACATGGGCGGCGCCGCCGGAACGCCGCTCCCCCAGCTGATCGCGATGATGATGCAGCGCATGCGCCAGCGGGGGCAGATTCCGCCATGGGCCCGAGGGCCCGGAGGCCTGACCCGGCCCGGCTACGGGGTCGGCGCCGGTCGCTATCCGTTCCCTGGCCGCGGCCGTGCCCCATTTTCGCCACAATCGCCTCGGGCTTTTGTTCCAAGAGAGGCCATGGGAGGTTCCTACGCGCCGCGCGGGCTCGGCGGCGAGCGCGGACTCGTCCCGCAGGGGCCCAACTACATGCAGCGGCTCTACCAGGGCGAATATCCGCCGCACGAGAGCACGATGCGGAACATCCAGACCCCCGCCGGACCGATGAAGGTCAATCCGCTCGCGGCCGGCGATGTCCAGGGCTTCACCCGCGATCTGCAGCGGCACGGCTTCCCGTTCGAGAAACCGTGGGGCTCCTACAATCGGCGCCGCATGCGGTGGTCCAACAACTGGTCAAGCCACTCCTGGGGCACGGCCTTCGACATGGACAACCAGGATGGACCGATGTCGCCGCGCGCGCAGCGGTGGATGCAGCAGAACCCTGGCCTGTTCCAACAGCTGCTGCGGCAGTGGAATATGAGCCAGCCGCTTCCAGGTCGTGATCCTCGCCACATCGAATGGACCGGCCCCAATCCGCAGTATCATCCGCCGAACACGCAAACGGCTGGTGGCGGCGATGACACGCCGAACAAATACGGTCCGGGTGTGAGGCTTTTCCCCGATGGTACGCTTAGACGGGTTGACGAGCAGGGCAACCTGATCCCTGGCGTCAGCGGCATTCCAGGTACCCCGCCGCCGCTGCCGCGCGCGAGGCCGGCGACGGCCGACCAGCCGCCTACGGAGGAGAAACCGCCAGAAACCGCGCCAGCTGAAGCTGATCCCGCCGGGCCAGATCTCAGCAGCATGTTCGCCGCCGATGACACCGGGGAAGACGACACCGAGACAGCCTGATCGATGCAAACGCAATAAATGCAAATGCAAGGAAATTTTTCCCCGGATTTTTTGGATTCCTGACCATGGTCGACTTCACACAGCCGCAAGAGCAGCAGGAAGGCGACGGTTACGACCAGTCCCAGTTCCCGGAGAACAGCGACTGGGACCGAATCGCGCCCGAACAGGACCGGCCGCGCCAGCCCTATTACGAATACCAGGGCGCCAAGCAGCGTCAGTCGCAGGATTGGGGCACCCCCAACCGAGCCAACCAATTTGCCGAAGACTACGGCCCTGCCATGCCACAGGGGCCGTACTGGCCGACCATGCAGCAGCTGCCGAACCTGATGAAGTCGACCATGGGCGACATCAGCACGTTTTCGATGCCGATGCAGCGCGGCTCGCTCGCGGCAATGCAGGGAACGCTTGCGTATTTGAAAGCCTATGACAAGGCGCGGAAAGAGGCGCTAACCGAGCAGCGGCAGGAAGCAAACGACGCCCCGATCCGGCATTTGAGGGAACTCGATCTCCAGCTGAAGACACTTGAAGCTGAAACGGATCGAAAGAGCCGGGAGTATCGCGACATCCTAGCGGGGACCGATGTCAACAGCCCCAAACAACACGATCAATTATTGGCGGCCGCTATCAAAAACCAAGACCATTATGTGCAGACTCTCATCGAAGAAGGACATATGGACAAAGCCCTTGCTGTCCTGGCAGAGCACGACAAGAATTCGCAGGAGTGGCAAGGCATACGGAAGGCTATTAATTCCGAATTGAATGACGCAGCAACTCGAAAAGAAAAAGAAGCGCAGACGGATCTGGCGAGAGAAAGAATCAGGAAGTCGCAAGAGCAAAAGGACGGTACAGGACAAGCCGGAACTCCCGTTCCTGCATATCCGAAAGGTGAAGCGCCTGATCCTCCCAAACCGGAGGAGACCGCACCAGCAGTAAAGGCCCCGGGGACATCTTCTACTCCATCAGAAAAAGCCCCTTCAGAAAAAGCCCCCGAGCAGGAGACTGTCCCGGAAACCGTTCCTCCTGCCGAGGTCCTGGAACCGTCCAAGCCTAAATTTCATTCCGGACCACAACCGCCACCTTCGCCCGGAGAACTGCCTCCGCCGGTCCCTAAGCGCCCGACGTTCCCTCCCCGCGACCCCGCTGCCCAACAGGAAGGCGCCGCCGAGGAGCCGGAACAGCAACAACCCGTCCGCCTTGCCTCGGCGGATGACCCCAGTGTGGCGTCGGACGCCCCCCAGCCTGGATTTGCCGGGCAGCGCGTGGCGCAGGCCGCGCCAGAGGGCGCGCTAGGAGCGAAAGCACCAGTCCAGGCCGCGCCGAGTCCTCAACAGCCTCTATCGATCGATGAATTCGCGGAAAAATTAGCCCGCGAAAGCGGAGTTCCGGGCCTGACCGCGACGGAGATCAAGAATTCTGCCCAGACGATCGCCAGTGGACAGCCCGGAGCGCATATTTCCTACGGCGCCGCAGGAAGTGCGCAACAAAGGTCTGAAGAATATCTGATGAACCGGCAGGCGAGAAAATTTCTAGATTACCAGAATGCAGGGGTGTCGGAAATCAACCGACAGCTACTGGAGGCCGGCAAGAAAAACCAAGACATGACCCCCGAACAGAAGCGTTGGCTGCAAGACTGGGGCATCGGCAAGATTATGGAGATCGATCCAACTTTTGGAGCGACGCTGCGTCCGATATTGGACGGCAACAGGCAACTTCGCAGCGCCGGCTACACCAGCAACTCTCCCTATAATCAAAAATTGACCGCGACCGTATTCGCTCTCGATTTTGACAAGGGGACCGACAGAGCGTTCAGCGAAAATCGTTTCGCCCAGAAGGCACAGGCAATAAAAAACTTCGGGCCTGGGGGATTGTGGGGGACTCGCCTGACGAGCAACGCCACCGTCATGCAGCACAGCGCCGTGCTGTGGGATAAATTGATGGCCCTCGATAACGGCAAGATACAGGCGGCCAACGGGCTGGAGAATTATCTCAGGACTCAGAGTGGTGACCCCAGGGTCGTTGAGTTCCAGGCTGCCCGTCTGGCGTTCGCGGAGGAAATGGCAAGGTCATTCCGCGGCAACAACAGTTCTGTGACCGAGGTGAATGAAAATCTGAAGCTCCTAAGCTCTTCGTCATCCAAGCAGCAAGGCATGGGTTACCTGCGGACAATGACCGGCCTGCTGATGGGTGCGGTCAACACCGGAACCGATCTGTACAACTTCTCAACATTCTCACATATGACGCCCGAGCAGATGCTCGAGAAATACGGTGGCAAAGAAGCGGTCAAGTGGATGCACACATTGCAAGGACAGAAAGTGATCGACCCCAACAATAAAGATTTCGCCAAGGGGCTGTCCAGCTACCAATCAAGCGACCACCTGCGGGACCCGACCGCGGAGGCCAATGAAAGCGACCAATCCCAGATATTCGGGTGGTACACCCGAAACCAGTACAATCCAAACGTCGACAAAGAGAGGCTGCAGCGGACAAGAGCTTATCTGGTCAAGCAAGGGTTGTTATACTGATGGAAGACGATGAACTCCTGAACCAGAACGAAGGCGCGCTCGCCCAACCCGAGCCGGAAACTTCCGTACCGCCGGACCCTAGGGCAGAAGCCGAGTATCAAGCAAAGATCCGGAAACAGGAAGCGGCGGCGGCCAAGCCCCCGGTTCTGAAGCCGGAATTGAGTGCGGCCGACGTGGACGCCAGGATCGGAGGCGGGGGTGGAGCCGAGTCTAAACTAGGCGATGCCGACGTTGACCGGATCACGGGCGCACCTCCTCCCGGTACGCCGGAGAGCATGCGCAGTCTTTTCCAGCCGGCGCGCACGGTGAGCGGCTCCATCGGCCACGCACTGGCCCAGTCGGCAGCCGAAACGGCAGTCGGCGCGGGACAGCGAACGGACGAGGCGCTGAATTGGTTGTACGGCCCCGATATAGTCCGCCGATCGTTCAAGCGCGGGCCTAGCGGGACGGTCGGCGACATCAAGGTCACCCAATCACCGCCCGTCCGGGACATGCCAAGCAGCCTAAGCTGGCTGGACAAAATGGCGCGCGGCACCCGCCGCGGAACATGGCTCGACGCGCTGGCCAAGAAAGAGTCGGAGGGACCCATTTCGAGCGCCACCGGTTTTGCTGGCGATCTTGGGCAGATCGCCGCGCTCTCGGCTCTAACCCGGTCGCCTATGGTCGCTGGCGGCGTCTACGGGTTGACCCGCCCGGCCGATACGCCGGGCGACGTTGCCATCAACACTGCCGCCGGAGCCCTCATCCCAGGCGGCCTCAAGGCCCTGGCGTGGAAGTATCCTGCGTTGGGGACACCGGCCCAAATCCGCGCAGGCATAACCACAATCGCCTCCAAGGCGGCAGACCTCGCCGGTAGAATTTCAGCAAAGCTCCCGATCCCCAAAAACAGCTTCTTCGGAAATGTCGAGAGCACCCTCACCAGCGTTAGATCAACAGTGCCTCCAGGTGAGCAAAAAGCACTTCTGAACCAACTCGAAAGCAGAATCGAGAACGCGAAGACCAAGGCTGGCAGTAAATTTGGGGCGCAGGAGATGACCGACCTCATGACGGATGTGTCAAAGGCCGAGCACAACGCTGTCGAAGCCGGACACAGAGAACTTGCCGAGGGCATCGGAGATGTACGGGAGACTGTGCAGGACATGGTGGCTCAACGAGGGGGCCAAGCGGTGCGGTCCCAGTTCGGTGCTCTCAATGCCCAGCGGGGCAATGCCGTGAGGAATTTCCTGCGATCAACGCAAAGGGAAGCGCAGCAGACCCGGCGCGGACCTCTCCACTATAACCCTTTTGCTCACCCGCTTGCCGCCACCGCCCACATCGGCTCTCAAATCGCCACCCGTGGTGGCCCAGCCTTCCACCGTGCGGTAACACAACACAGCCTGCCCGGAATTCTGGGGGCGGAAGGGTTGGTCAAAGGAGCCCAGGCCGGAGAACAGATGAGGGACGATGACAGCGAGAATTAACCGGAACTACAGCAACATCAAACGGCTGGACCCGCTCAATATCGACGGCCGCCTGTACGAGCAGGTGTCGAAGCTGCTCGATCAACTGCAGGACCCGTCGGTCACGATCCGTGAACGCTACATGTCGCTGGCGGCGATCGCCCGCATCCGCATCTCATACGTCAAACTCTCAGACGGAGAGGCCCCCAATGCCGGAGCCACAGTTAGAAAATACACCGCCGCGTTCGCGGCCAATGCAGCTGGTGGCCGAGCAAGAATTTCCCGACGAAATGCTGCCCATGCCGCCGCCGATACCGACCGCGACCCCGTCGAGGACGAGATCGACCGAGAGCTCGGCGGCGAGTCGGCCTGAAAACCTCGCCTATCGGGCCGCTGTGTTAGGGGCGATCAACGTCCTGGTGCGCGTCCTGGCGGTGCGGGTCATCCTGCTCGTGACCCTGGCCGGCAGCATTGCCCTCACCGCCCTGTGTCTGCAGAACCCTGACCCCTACCGGTTAACCGCCTTGGCGATCTATTGCTGCAGCGCGGTAGTCCCCATGATCGTGATGTCCCTGCGGCGACCGCCGGGGTAAGCGAAAACCGGTTTTCGCAGTTTTCGCAGTTTTCGCACCCGTAGGAAGCCCGTGGACGCGCCTTGCGCCTGGGGGGCTACAGGGGTAGCGGCCCCCCTTCAAACGCTCACCGGCGGCCACACGGCCGCGCCTCCCGCCGCTTCCTGGAAAGACCTAGCCTAGGGCCGGTTGCAGCGCCAAGATTGCCAGCCGTCGCGCCGGTAGTGGGTGCGGCCCCGCGCGCCGCAGACCGGGTCGATCGCCCGCTTTGCATAAACCGGGGGTGCTTCTGCATAAACCGGGGGTGTCGCTGCATAAACCGGCGCCCGGTAGGTCTCGGTCTTGACCCGCTTGAACCATTCGGGGACGTCGGAGACGGGCCCGAACCGCGTCACCTCGTCGACGACCGGGCGCGGGCGCGGCAGCGGCACGGGCTCCAGCGCGGGCGCGGGCTGCAGGACCACAGTCACGATGGCGGCCACAGCGACACTCGAGATAACCGCAAACTTCATGGTTCGTGGCCCGATAGCAGCGCATCGGCATAGGCCTCGGGCGAATACCCCCTATCGTAGTCCTGATCGCGAAGACGGCGGAGGCCTTCCCGCAGCCGATGGTCATGCGCATTGAGTTCTTCCATCAGTCGCAAGCACGTCTGCGGGACGAAGAACGCTGGCCGCCCGCCGACCGGGTCTTCCCAATAGTTCTGCTGCTTGCCGTCGCCAGCGAGTATCCAACCGCGCAAGGTCACGTTTGGTAGATCGTGCACGATCGCGAGCACGAACGGACTAGCATCGTCGTCTTCGGGGTGTAAGATCAGTCTACGGTCGGATCGACTGCAGGCGCGGACCTGCACTTTCCCGCCGACATCGACGGCCTTGAAGTCGCCGATCGCACCGGCCCAAAATAAATTGCAGTGCTTCGCGACCGCCATTTCTCCAAGGCATCCAATCCATTGGATTTCGTAGGAGCCTTCGCCGTTCTCTGCGCCGAACCGTGGCTTCCGTCGGTCGCGGATGTTCGCAATTATCCGCATCGCGGCAACGCTCGAGCACAGATATATTTCAGGCCAAGTGAGCGACACGATGGTCATTGCTTGTGTCCGCGCGCATGATTCAGCAGGCTCAGAATGTTGCCGGGATGCGTCGCGTCCGCCTTGGCAAGGTGCCACATGTCGCCGCAGTGCGGGCACTCGACCAGCCACTTGTCGGGTTGGCGCGGCGCCGTCTCGACCGTGAAGTATTTGAGAATCGACGCATGTGCGAGGTCGTCGGGCGACATATGTGATCCCCTCAATTTACGTTGGGTGGGTCTACCAACTCGGTGGTCATTTCCATCTTGATGCCGGTCAGGCAGGCGATGATCTGGGCATGAGCTTCGAAGGCCAGGAGGCGCACCTGCGGATCCTCGATGCCTTTGAGAGAAGCCCCCGCCAGACGGCTGGCCAGCATTCCCACCAGCCGGACCGGCAAGTGCTCCGCTTCGATCAACCGCACCACCTTTTCCAGCGTTGCCTCGAGCAGCTTCATGTCGGTGGTGAATTCCTTCACCAACTCCTTGACCGTCTCATCGAAAGGTTTGTTGGTCATTTTGGACCTACCAGTAATGCGGGTGGGACCGCTGACTGCGGCCCGATCGGCCGCCACAGATGCAGGCAATTGGGGTGGCAGTTGACGTATTCCGACTTGGGTGGATGAAACTGCATCACAAGCTCCTCCTCGTCCCAGAAACAGTTCTTGACGAAGCACATCTCGGCCCAATTGGGCGTGCGGTTGGGCAGCGATACGCTGACATGCTCCCAGCCTAGGTCGTCGCTGGCGATGATCCTCAGTACCCTCCCGTGCGGCCCCAACAGCTGAAACGCCCCGTTGCAGCCATACGTGCTGTCGCTGCCGAGATCGCCATCACGCAGGCGGCCCCGCTCGACATCATCAGGTAGGCGTTTTCGCATGTCCGCTCCTAGTTCAGCACCGTGGTGGAGTCCTGGGCGCGGACGATCTTCGGCGAGGCCTTCATCAAATCGCCGACCAGGATCGACAATGTTTCATCGGAAGTATCTTGCAGGTACATAGCTTTGATCATCAAGATCGAGCCCACCAGTGCGACCAAACCCTCCATCGGGTTTTTGCTGCGTGCTCGAACCAAACTGCAGATGTCCGTCACAAGATCGGCATCGATCTCGAATGTCACCTCCGCCATGTGATCCTCCTCGCTTTAGCCGATAAGTCTTCGCAAAGTCGCCTCGCCCGCGTCCACTTCAGCCAGGAATGTCTCAAGCCGCGTCCGCAGCAGATCAATGATGCGATTGTTGCGCTCGCAAACCATGTAGTAAGGCGGAAAATCCGGGTGGTAGGAGTAGAAGTGGACGAGGTCGAACTGCCCCACCAGCATCTGGCCCTGCACCTGGATCACGTAGGAGTCACCCGGGCCATCCAACAAATATCCGACATGGGTCCACGGCGCCGGGCATTTGATCTCGACAGCTTCGCTGGCTAGATTGGGATTGTCGGTCCTGATGATCCGATCCGGACTGCTGCCCACCTTGCCGTCATCGCTGGTGATAAAACCTCCCGGCTCGAGCGTCATGCGGCGGCCGAAGGTGTCGCGCTGCCGGCGCAGAAAGTGCTTGACGGCCTCACCTTCCAGCTTGGTGCCGCGGCGCATCCACTCGGTCGGCTTGACGCGACCGAGGTCCTGCTTGATCACCCGCTCCGCCAAGAGTTCATTACGGTAGTCGTGCCGCTGCTCGGACAGCGCCCCGCCTTTGGTCATGATCCGGTGGAATTGGCTCGTGGTTGGAATGCCAAGACGCTTCTCCAGCCATTCCGGGGAGCCCTGCTCGAGGTCCCACTTTACGCTCATTGCTCCTCCTCTGGGATTTTGACGCCATCGATCAGCCTTTCGAGCGTGCGCTTGACGGCGCGCAGCCTGTCCATGTGATATTCGGCCACGGACGCCCGCATTTTTCCGACAGATATCTGATGGGCGTAGACCCTCTGTCGCAGCGTCAGTTCGCGCTCAACCTCCTCTAGCTGGGCGCGAAGAGAGATTTTCCTTTCGCTCATTTTTTTTCCTTGCCGACGTCAGCCTTTGCTGCTGCTTCAGCCTTTGCTCCTTCCAGCTTGGCTTTTCGTTCATTGTAGGCCAGCACCAACTCGGTTTTGTCGGCGGGAAACAGGTCCATTTTCAGCAACTCATCGCCGATCTTTTTCAACGCCGCCAGCGTTTCGCAGGCGTTCATCTCCGCGATTTTGGCGTCCACGTTGATCTGCTCCGGTTCCGGCGTATGCTCCGGCCCCGGGCGCACCCGGTCGCCCGCAAACTCTTCATCCTCGGCCTCGGCCAGATTGAAAATCATCTTGAGCAGCGCACGCCTACCGTAGGTCACCGCTGCAATGCTGGCATGGGTTGGGGTCATCATTTGCCGCCCGGCGATGCCGGTGGTCACCACCGGAATCCACTTCTCGCGTCTGCGGGTCTCGGCGCCGCACGAGACGTAGGCGACCAGCCTCAACCAATCCGGCCGATCAGAGGGCGTCTCGTCGTTGAATTCCACGCTGAAACCGCATTCGGTGTAGATCGGACGAATCGCTTCATCGAGCGCAGCCAACGAGGCGTATCGGGATCTGGTCTGTGTGTTCGCGCTGTCCTTGCTGATCGTCGTCATATGGGACTGCGCCAAGGACATCTGCTCGTTATAGTGGGTCGCAGCCGCCCGCCGATCCCACTCCTCCTGCAGCGCCAGCAGTTTCGCCAGCTTGTCGACGTCGAGGTCTTTGACCGCGGCGACCTTGGCGATAACGTCATGGTAATCGCGCGTCACCACCGCCGTTTGGTTCGTGGCAGGCATTGTGCATGACCCTTTCAGTGTGTATAGTAATAAGACAACGACCATATTTAAATGGACACACGATGAATGTCAATAGCGCATCGAACCGGACCTTCAAGGCGACAAATTCAATTCTGTCCAAGGTAAAGGCTCGCAGGCGCGAGGAACTTGGCAAGATCATCGCCATGACCGGCGCAACGGTGACGGAGCGCGCCCGCAACCTCGGGGTCGCAAGGCAGTCCATTTACGATTGGCTTAACGGAAGGACTTGGCCCAACAAAACCACAGCAAACAAAATCTCCAAATTAACCGGAGTTCCTGTCGAAGAGATCAGGCCACTCTAGATGAAAGGAAAACTACGTGACTGACTACAACCAGATGCTCAGAGAGGAAATCAACAGGATCGAGCCGCCATCGCTACGTGAGATGGTTCTTACCGGGCGACGGCCGCCTGATCTACCCGAGGAGAAGTTGCCCGGCGTCGGCAGATCGGCGCGGCTGTCCGAGGTGACCCCGGACAGTGGAGCTCTGCAACTCGCCACCAAGGTCACCGAGAAGATTGACGAATCCACCAAGTACATCGTCCACGAGCTCGACCAGCTGATTGAGGAGATTCAGGCGATCAAACAACAGGTGATGGTTGATGCAGATTGGGTTAAGCGCGCGGTCCAGGGCCACCTGGAACTTGGCGCCGAGGCGCTCGGGTTCACGACCAAGGTCCGCCAGCGGCTGAATAACCTGCACCGGCCAGCGGCTAACGAATACCCCAGAGAGGCGTCTGGTACGGCTCGCAAGGCCCCCAGCGGTCCGTTATAGGGCGGACCCTCCGCGCAAGCGGGTGAAGCGGTGCTCAAGCACGCGCCTCGCTAATATTGGTTGCCGTCGGCGGAGTCCCTCCAGCCGGCGGTGTCGGTTGGTGCGTCGAAAGACGGGAAGACGGAGCCGCTGGATACCTCACGAAGTAGGGCTACGGCCTTGCGGATGGTTCAGATGCCAGCCACCAACTGAATTTCTTTGGAGATTAAAATGAACTGGATCGAGTGGATGTTGGTGGGAGCGGTGTTCGGGTTTGGCACCGGGCTGCTGACCGGGTGCCTGATGGTGATCCTGTCGGAGAACCTGATTGAAGGCCGCAAGTGGTGGAGGATCTGGTGAATAAACGACTTGGCGATGCGCCTATCGACCCGGAATACCACAAGCTTATGAACCGGGTGGCTGTCGCGCTTGATGAGATGTTCAACGGCGAGGCGCACGGCGCCGATCGTAAGGTTGGCTTCGTGCTGCTGGTATTCCCATTCGGTGAGAAGGAGGGCCGCTGCAATTACATCTCAAACGGCGCCGACCGGCGCGACATCGTCACGTTGTTCAAAGAGCAGATCAAACGCTTCGAAGGACAGCCGGGTATATCCGGACACGCATGATCGACTTCATCAAAAAGTTGCTGGCGGCTTATGTTCTCGTCGGCCTCTGCGTCATGGCGGCGGGCTTCGCTATCATCGGCACCATGGCTTGGTGGCCGCTGCTCAAGGTTTCCTGGAGATACTGGTTCGGATGAGCATCCCTGGATACGACGCTTGGAAGCTGGCTTCCCCGCCCGGCTACGATTATGTGCCGGAGTGCTCGGCTTGTGATGATGCCGGCTGCCCGCAGTGCTGCGAGACCTCGCCGATGACGGAAGACGACCTAATCGAGATTATTCAACAGGAGATGAGTAGATGACCGACCAAACTCTAGGGCAATCTCGCGTGCGGATGTCTTTCAATCCATCGGCGAATCAGGACGTCGAGAACATCAAGATGCGCGCCGCCGACCTGATTGATCTGTGCGAGGACTTCAAAAAGAAGTGCGGTAGCAATGGTGAGGCGGTGCGCCTGTTCTCTCTCGCGCAAACGCATTTTGAGGACGCGGCTATGTGGGCCGTGAAAGGCGTGACGATATGAAGTTGGGCGCCACCGGCAAATTTCCTCTCGGCTCCCTTGGTCCAGAGGATGAAGGTGAATTGCGAATGGGTGTTGCCCACGACAGTAATGGCGACGTCCATATAAACTTCGGCACGCCGATCACATGGTTTGCGATGCCGAGCGATCAAGCGATCAAATTCGCCAAGCTGATCTTACATCATGCCGGCGCGAAGAAGGTGGAGATCACTCTATGACCGGAAAACCCTGGACCCGTGAACAGGATGAGGAATTGCTCGAGTTAGAGGCAGAGGGGTATTCAGCCTCACTGATTGGTGAGCGCGTCGGCCGATCGCGTGAGTCGGTGATCGGTCGCTCCACGCGACTGCGCGGCGCCAAGCGCCTCGTCAAGGCGGAGCCGCGGAGGACCACGACCATAATTCGCAAGGATGGACAAATACCCAAGCCCAAGCCGGTACCAGTTCCGCCTGTGGATAATGGACAGCATGGGATCAGCTTTTTCGAACTAACCGAAACCAGCTGCCGCTGGCCATCTGGGTATAGGGCACCGTATTTGTTCTGCGGCGCGCCGCGAGCGGGTGTGGGCCACTCCTATTGCCAGGAGCATGCCCGTATGGGGTTCAGTCACCGGGACCGCTGAAATTGGGTGCCCGCCCCCACTGTCAACATTTATCTGTACAGGACCGCAGTCCTAATCGCGTCCAGAAAATACTTGATAAGCCGGAATCCGGTGCCGTAGCCGCGACCGCCCCGCGGCCGCCCACTACACCGCGCAG